ATGTTCTATACCTGAAGATGAACCAGCGTCAGAGATTCTAAAGTAGATGACAACAAAGGCTGTCTCTATTTTAAAAAAAGTAGTTAGGGAGTCTAGTCTTGCCTGTTTATAAAATGATACTTACTTGTAAGTATCCTTGTTTAATGTTCTTCACCTAAAATACAACAATTAAATTTTACAAAACTATTGACATATTTATTATATTGTTTATAGTTGTAACTGCAGTATCTTTATTAAATAGTAAATTAAACTTATTAGGAGGTTGTATGAGTCAAGAAGAGTATTCTCAATTCCATATTGAGAGACAACGTATGCTCGAAGATGCTATCGAAAGAGCAGAGAATAATCAAGCCAGTCAAGAAGATTTCGACATTATCAGGTTTGAATCAGGATTACCCAACAAGAGAAAATCTCATTCTAGTCAAGTATTGGAAGATGTGTTTACGGACTGGTCAAACATCTTCGGAGGTAACAAATAATGGCTACTAGAGGCAGACCAAAAGGTTCTAAGAACCAATCAACAAATACCATTGTTGTTGATAACAGTGATTATTCATCTTTACAACAACTGAATATATTACTTACAAACTCTAATGACAAACTTTTAGAAACTCTTTTTAATAAATCTAAGACGATTGAGGAACTAGAGTCCGAGATAGGTAAGTTAGAAGATGAATTAGACCATTTAAAAGAGATTATTAAATCTTTAGCGGAGGTATTGTAAATGGCTAACGATAGAAATGATTTTGCACCAGAGATACGCAATAGTGCTTGGTGGGCTAGTGATACAAGACAAGCTGTTAATGGTAAAGCAGTAGAAGTAATCCTTACTAAACAAGGAACTATTCCTCCTGTAGACTTATCTGATGTAGAAGCAGTGCAGATGGGTCATGTTATGCAACCGGTGATTGGTAGGCTTGTCAGTGATAAATTAAAGGTGGAAATTAAAGATGCTGATTATTCTCTTACTCATCCTAGCGAGTCTTGGTTTCGTTCTCACTTTGATTTTATTAGTGCAGATGGTTCTACTCTCTTTGAAGTTAAGAATTATAGTGCTGGTGTTCGTAACAAGTTCGATGTGGATACTAATCGTATACCACAAGCAGATTACGCACAGTTGGTGCATGAAGCAGCAGTCCATAATCTCTCTCATGTCTACTTAGCCGTTCTCTTTGGTGGGCAAGAATTACAAACTTTTGAGTTTAATATTACTGATGCAGAGAAAGAAGATTTAATCAAGAAGATGGCAGTCTTTTGGGGTCATGTTAAAAACAATACACAACCTCCAGCAGAAAGTATTGAGCAAACCAAACTCCTCTATCCAGTATCGAATGAGAATGTCATTATGGCTACCATGAATATGGAGAAAGGTATCCAGCACCTCAAACAAATGAAAGAACAGATAAAGCAGATGGAAGCCCAAGCAGAAGAGATTGAGACTTATCTTAGGGACTCTATGGGTAATGCCTCAGAGATTCGTTCTGTGAGTGGAGATGTCTTAGTGACTTGGAGAAGTTCAAAGTCCTCTAAACGCTTTAGTTCTACTCTCTTTCAATCTGCGATGCCGGACATCTATGAACAGTTTGTTGTAGAACAAGCAGGTTCTCGTAGATTTTTAATTAAGTGAGGACTATATGAAACATAAACACGCAGAATTAATTAAAGCATGGGCTGATGGTGCAAAGATTCAGATTTTACATACCGATGACCCACAGTATTGGGAAGATAGAGAAAATCCAACTTGGCATCCTGATTCTATATATCGCATTAAACCTGAGCCAAAGCCTGATATTGTATTGTATGCTATTGCAGAAAATTGTAAGAATGACTTTTCTAATGTGACTTTCGCAGATAAATTTTTGACAAGTTTGTGTAATTTGAAACTTATCTTTGATGGCGAAACAGGCAAACTTAAAAGTGCAGAGGTGATTAAATGAATAACATAGATATAGCCATTTGGGTGATGACTGCTAGTTCAGTCATTGATACCATCTTAACCATTACGGAGAAATTTATATGAAAGTATGCTCCGTAATACATGACGAAGAGGTAGGTAAAACAATGATTTTATATACCGAAGATTTTTTTTCTAAATGCGATAAGAAAATGCAAGAACATATTTTATATATTTTATCTTTACGATTTAAGGAACATTACGCAGAGATATTAGAAGAAATCAAGGAGTTAAATGATGAGTAATATTGTGAGTTTCAACGATATGCAAAGTATGGCAGAAGCAATAGCCAAGTCTAATCTGTTTGGTATGAAAGACACTAATTCAGTATTAGCTTTAATGGCAGTTGCTCAGGCGGAAGGACTACATCCAGCTACGGCTGCACGTGACTTCCATATTATTCAAGGTCGTCCAGCTTTAAAAGCAGACGCAATGTTAGCGAGGTTTCAAAATGCAGGAGGAAAAGTTGATTGGACAGAATATACAGATGAACGAGTTACTGGAGTCTTTACTCACCCGAACGGAGGAAGTCTCTCGGTTAGTTGGACTATCAAACAAGCTACTAACATTGGTCTTGTCAAGCCCGGTAGTGGATGGCAAAAGTTTCCACGTGCCATGCTCAGAAGCAGATGTATTAGCGAAGGCATACGAAGCGTTTTTCCGGGAAGCGTCACAGGCTTCTATAGTCCAGAGGAGGTCGCAGACTTCGACAATGCTCCAATAAAGGATATAACCCCTCTTAAAACCGTTATAGAGGCTCCTAAAGAGGTTTCTATCATCGAGATGGATAATGACTACCCTGAAGAACCTAGCACCTCTATAGCCCTCATGTTACCGGATAATACGATTTATTCTAAACATCAAGACTTAGAGGAATGGTTGGAAGCCTACGCTAATCTTTATGTTAAGGTGAGAGAATCTAAGAAGATAGAACCAGCAGAGAAAAAACAAAAGTTAGATTCTCTGAAAGTGGTTAATCAACTTATTCTAACTCGTTTAGATATAAACCAAAATATCAGGTTAGCACAGAAGTTACAGGGGTCTAGCCCAAAGTGATAGTGCCAGTTGCTAAGAATCGATATGGAACACAAAAGGATAATATTCTGCGGTGGTTAAAAGAGAAACCCATAACACCAATGGAAGCCCTAGAGCATTTCGGTTCTATGCGATTGGCAGCACACATTAACGTATTACGAGAAGAAGGTTACAACATCTATACCGAAGATGTAAAACATAACGGTAAACATTTTGCTAGGTATCATTTATTAAAGGAGAAGTTATGAGTAGTCATATACCAAAAGAAGGTCGTGGAGTATTGTTTCAAAATCTAGATAAGAAAACAGAATTGCATCCTGACTACAAGGGTCAAGTCATGGTTGATGGTAAGATTATTAGATTATCTGCTTGGAAGAAAACACATTCCAATGGACACCTATTTTCTTTATCAGTGATGAAAACTCCTCAAGAAATGGAAAGAGAATCTATTTCCTATCCTAGAGAAGTCAATACACGTAATGACGAGGACGTGCCATTTTAATCCTCTATCTACCCTATCCCCCTAGCGTTAATGCTTACTGGTTAACATCCGGTATGAGAAAGTATCTCTCCAAGAGGGGTAGGGATTTTAAAGAACAAGTGCAAGACTATGTTGTTGTCCATCGTATTCCAAAGCTAGGAGATATTCCTATCTCAGTAGATATTATTCTAAGACCACGTAGTGCTAAGTTAATGGATATAGATAACTGTGCTAAAGCGGTTCTAGATAGTCTGCAAGATGCTGGAGTCTTTGATAACGATAGTCAAGTATGGAAGCTAACGATTGAGAGAGGAATCAAACACACCGGGGGAAGTTGTGTTGTGATGATTGATGAATATAAGGGGATGAATTAAATGGATGAACCAGTAGCAATGCGTTATGACTTTGATGGTTATGGATACAAATACATTGACTCAGGCTCAGGGAGCGATTGGCAAACGAGAGAGAAGGGAGAGTTTCTTTACACCAAGCCATTCTTTAATCAAAAGCCTGTTGCCATGATGGTTAAAATGGATGGGTTTGAT